ATTGCATATTTTCTACCTAAACTATTTACAAAATGATGAAGACCTCTTACAGCCCCTGTTAAATCATCAGTACCTAATTGTTTCCAACCACCTATTTTTTCAGGTGTTTGATATCTAAATCTAACATTATCACAATCTATCCACTGACCTTCGGCGCCAGTTTCTGAGACTTGTTTATTAATACCTGGTTGAAATCCTATTTTTTGTAACATATGACCTCATTATATATTAAAAAGCCCAGCTTACAAAAGAGTATCGCGTGCCTTTTGTCGTTTCTCTGACTTCATGAGGATACATGAAATTAGAAGGAAACAATAGTATATCACCCTTTTTTAACTTAATTTCCTCTCCTCTGCAATAGAATTCACCACCTTTGTAGTCATCATTTAAATTAGCTACAATAGATATTAAAGGCACTCCTTTTAATTCTCCATCAAATATTGTGTTTATATGGTCATAATGTTCTCTCATCATGGTTCCGATTGAATATTTATTAAAACGTATTTGACTAATTCTATTAAGCCAAGGTGCTTTAGTTTTTTCTCCTGGCCAACTATTTTTATTTTGATACAAAGTTAAGGCTTGTATTATATAAGGTTTAAGTTGTTCTTGTTGTTCTTTAGTGCAATTCATTACATCTAATTCTTTTGTAGCTTCTGATGTAAATTCTAGTTTATTATCGTTATTATAAAAACTCCATCTATGTTTATCCCAAGTTTTAGTATTAAGTTCTTTTATTAAAGAATCACAAAAATCATCTGGTAATGCTTTAACAACCATTATATAATCTTTAATCTTTTTCATGTGTTTCAATCTCCATATTTTCTTCTGTTTTTTGATTTTGTATTTCTTCTTTAAATTTAATGTTCCAATCAGCTACTACTTTAACTAAATTATTTCCAAAGTGTCTTAAAAATTCATCTGTTAAATGTAGTTTTTGTTTTTTATTAATTATTTTGACTTCTTCTTTTGAAAAAAGAATATCGCAAGAACCATTTTCATATTGATTAAATTTCATATTGTTACTCCTTATTTTTTTCTATACCAAATAACGTTCTTCTGTCCATAAACTCATTTTGATATTTTCCATTTTTATTAACATAATGTAAAAAAACTTGTGACTGTCCATCACCTTTATACTCTTCTCTCCAATGTTTTACTTCCATACCTAGATAAATAGCTGCGTCCCCTATTTCTAAATTTAAAGGAGTTCCGTCCATAAATATAGGAAAAGGTGTGCCATCAGAATCTATAACTACAGTAGCACTTATTTCACATGCAGGACGATCTGTGTGTTTTGGTAAGTCTGCAAACAAAGTGTACATTCTCCAAAAAGAATAAGTTGGCAATAGTTCTAGATTAGTTTCTTTTTCCATTATATTTTTTTTATTTATTAAAAGAGATTCCATTATAGAATCTCCATAAAAATTAGTATCCAATATTTTTGACATTTGACTATCAAAAGAAGTTAAGTTCATTCTATGTTTTATAATGCAGTGTTCTTTTAATAATAAAATTTCTTCTTTTGTAAGAAAGTTTTTTATAATTTTATATTTAAAATCTTTTCCTAAAGTGCCCATGAGACTACTGAATATCTTGTTCCTTTTGTAACTGGTTTTACTGTATGATAATATAAAAAATTACTAGGCCAAACAATAATTCTATTTGGCACAACATCCATAACTTTTTCTTTATCTCCAAATTTAAAACATAAGTTTCCACCTTCGTAATTATTGTTTAACATATAAATAGCACTTAAAGTTCTAGGTGCTTCTTTACAATGATCTGCATGCCAATTATAAAAACCATTCGTTTCATACTTTAATACTGCAATATCTCTTATTATAACGTCGCTATCTGGAGCAAATTTTTCTAAATAATTAGAAAAAATAATATTAAAACGACTTAAAAGAACATTGGTCCAATGAGTTTCAGTCATTGAAGGACTTCTATTAGACAAATTTTTTATGTAAGTTCTTCTTATATTAAAATTTTCTTCTGATCCTTGATTTTTTTTAACTACCTTAGACTTTTCAAAATTAATTATATTACAATATTTAATAAAATGATTAAAAGGTTTTTCGGGAAGCACACTATCGTATGCCTGTATAAAATTTTGTATATCCATATTCTTTCTATATAAGAAAGTTATACACTATAATTTTTTATTGTAAATAATTAAAGTAATTCTAAAGGGTGAAAAACATTAATTCCTTGTGAAATACCATAAGCTTCAATAGTTCCTGTTAAAGGAGTCCCATCTGACCAAGAAGAAGTTTCTTCATTCCAAGTAGCGTTTTCACTAGGATTTGTAATCACAGTTGAAAGATCTAAATTTTTTAACCAGTTATAATAACTTGTTACATCTGCTGCCATGGGCTTATTAAGTACATTAGAACCATCTCCAGCATCTAACCATTCTTTTAAAGCATTAATTTTTATATCAATAGTAGATTTTAATTCTTCTTGTGTGTAGTATATGTGACTATTAAAATCTAAATAGTTAACAGTAGAATTATTTTTACTTTCAACAAATTTATTTTCTTTTTTTAATTCAACATAATCTTCATCTGAGATAGTAACTAAATCATAAGCGTCATCATTCCAATTTTTGTTGTTATCATAGATACTCTGACTAGCAGCCATTCTATATAATGCTCCCTTTACGTTATTTGAGTTTTTTAAAAAAATTAATATAGCCATAAATATTATGATCCTGTGTTGTCAAATATTACAACAGCACCTGCGTTTCCAGTAGTTCCTGAACCAGCTGTATTTAATCCTGGCCTTCCTCCAGTTCCACCATTTCCTCCAGTGCCAAAATCTGTTCCAGACACTAATGTTCTTACACTAGCAGGAGGTGTTAAATCTGCGCCTGGCGCAGCACCTGTTGATCCTGTAGATCCTGTAATTCCATTGTTTTGACCGCCCGTTCCTCCAGCACCACCGGTTACTGTCCCAACAGTTGCAAGAGTTGTATCTCCACCTGTACTTCCTGTACTTCCCTGTGATTGAGTATTACCATTACCACCAGATCCACCTCCACCTATTGTGTAAGGTTGTGAGAAAGGAGCTGTAACAGGTGCACCAAAATAACCAAATCCACCTTTTCCACCACTTCCTCCAGGTGCTCCAGGAGCCGGCCCAAAACCTCCGCCTCCTCCGCCGCCACCGCCAGCGTACAGATATGCTCCTACAAAAGAACCGCTTGTAGTAAAAGTCCCTGAGGCAGGACCCGCTTCAACAACTTTCGGTGTAAACATTCCACCGCCAGCAGTTCCAGATTCAGCACTAATAACTCTTCCGTCAGCATCAACTGTTATTGTTGATGTTGTAAATGTTCCTTGTGCTGATTTAATTATTCTTGGCATTTAATCCTCCTAGTCAACCATTTCTACATATGAAACATGGAATGCTAAATCGTTAGCAGCTCCTGCTGTCACTGCGATTAAGTCTGTTTCATCTAAGTAGATAGGTCGTGCAATTAAATCTAATGTTGAATCTGCAGGTACTGAAATTGTACTTGCAATTTTATAATAAGTTGAACCATTGTCATTACTAATTTCTACTGTTGCGTCAACAGCATTAGTTCCATCAATGTTTGCTAATAATATTGTATCTATTCTTACTGCAGTTTCTGCAGGTACGTCAATCATAGTAGTTCTGTTTGTGTCAGATAAACTACCCATAGCATTTTTAGGTGTAATCGTTGCTACATTTACAAGATTTGGTGTTGCCATTTTTTATTCTCCTTTGATATTAATATCCGAAAACTAAAGACAATGCAATAGCTTTTCCATCTGTTGTTATTTTTTGTGTAGAACTAGTGCCATTAGCGTTAGTTAATTTACCAACTCCTGTGCCTTTTGGCACTAAAGTAAGGTCTATGTTAGAGTCTCCACCAACTGCTGAAATAGTAGGACTATTACCAGTTGCAGCGTTTGTTATATCAAAGTGATTGACTGCAGAGGCTGTTGTTTGAAATTGTAATTGTTCATTACCATTTTCATCTCTTATTCCATGATCATCATCGAAATCAATCATGAAAGAATTAGTATCTAAGTTACCACCCAATTGTGGTGAAGTATCATCAACCACGTCACCACCAAATTCCACCATGGTAATATTAGGATTAGTACCGTCATCTGCTTGTGCATATGCAATTACAGTTTTACCTGATGCAACTGCAGCACTTGTTCCTGTCCCTGAAACATATTTAAATGTTACAGTTTGAGATCCAGAAGTTCCATTTTTTAAAATATAAAAATTTTGAACATCAAGAGGAATTGTTACATTTCTTCCTGCTGTTAGTGATCCCGTAAATTCAATAATTCTATGCGCAAGAGTTGCACCTGTTGAACCATCTGAAACAGATAATGTTGTATCACCAGAATCAGATACAGCTTGAGCAGTATACCCACCAGATATTTGTTCAAAAATTTGTAAATTAGTATTTGTTTTTGTACCCCATGTACCCGCGTTTTCACCGGTTGCTTGAAGTTCTACCCCTAAAGGTGTGTATGTTGATGCCATATTTTATCTCCTATGCAACGTCACTATAACTCGTATTTGAGCCAGTTGCAACACTTGTATACGATGTATTTGAGCCCGTGTCAATATTTTGATAAGCTTGAATAAATAACTCCCCAACAGAAATAGTTGCAGAAATACCTGTTAATCCCATTACAACAGGTGGACTTAAAGAGCCAACAGAAACAGTTGCAGAAACTCCTGTTAATCCCATTACATCTGCAGGTGATATTGATCCTAAAGATAAAGTTGCAGATTGACCTGTTGGAATTATAATAGGACTTGAATTAATTTCAATACTACCAATAGAGGCTGTTGCAGAAACTCCTGTTAATCCCATTACATCTGCAGGAGCTAAAGATCCTACAGAAGCTGTTGCAGAAACTCCTGTTGGAGTCACAAGTGGACTACTGTCAATTTCAGGAGAACCTACGCTAGCTGTAGCAGAAACTCCTGTTAAGTCAAAAGCAACACTACCTATTATTGTAGGAGATCCAACGCTAGAAGTTGAAGAAACTCCTGTTAATCCCATTACATCTGCAGGACTAATTGATCCTACACCTGATGTTATTTGTGAGCCTAAAGCAAGAACTACAACTTTGTTAACAGAATCTCCATAAGGTTCTTCACCCCAACCATTTCTACCCCAACCTACAAGTGTTCCAACATTTGCTAGTTCTCCTATTGAAGAAGTTATCGATAAACCTGATACACCAACTACATCAGCACCTGTGGCTGAGCCAACAGAAACTGTTACAGAAATTCCTGTTGGTGTAATAATAGTCTGAGGAAATCCTTCTGCAGTTCCTTGTGAAGAGGTAATAGATAAACCTGTAGGCTCAACAGAATATTCAACTCCCCAACCAGAGTTACTCCATTGTTGTCTTCCCCAACCTTCAACATTAAAAGATTGTGGCGTTCCTAATGCTGTTGTTGCTCCAGGTGAAGATAAAGAAACTACTATTTCATCATCTTGCCATGCGTTAGAGCCCCAAGTATTTGTGCCCCAGGTTGATGCCATAAGGAAGACCTCCTTATGCTAATCTTATGATTGCGTTAGTTGCGTCTGCTGTTGGAAATTGAATAGTGAAAGTTCCACTTGTTACAGTTTTATCACTACCGAAAGCTATTACAGCCACTGCTTTATCAGATTGATCGTCGTTGTAAATTAATGCACCATTAGCTGTAAAGGAAGCAGAAGTGTAACTTACGTCTGCAAAATCACAAAGTGCAGTTGTTCCAGAAGTCGTTGGCGTTACACTTGTTAACGTTGCTCCACCTGCAGTATATGCAGTTCCTGATGAGTTTGTAATTTCATTTGAAGTTGAATAAGCTGTAGTTCCCGCTCCTAAAGTTGCAGAGCTTGTATATAAAGCTATTTTAAAAGTGTCTCCACTTGTAGCCGTAAAGTTGTGTGTACCAACTAAAAGTTCTTGTTTAAAACTTGTACAAATTGCCGATGTTATTGCCATAATTTTTCTCCTATGGGTTTGCCGAGTTTACTGGAATACGAACAGCGCCATCAGTATAGTCATCTCTTCGTCTTCTACCAACTTGCTCATTAGCAAACTTCTGTATCTCTTGTTTATACTTATTTTCGTATAGTGTCAACATATCTATTGGACCTTTTAAAAATCCATATGCCTCTGATAGACAGCAATATAACAGTCCATTTGGAAAGTTAAGACTAATATAATTAGTTCCATCTGCCCCTTCTAATAATGCCGGTGCTGCATTGTAATGAACTCTAAATTTATAGGTTGTATCAGGAACAGGGGCAAACATCATTCTTCCAGATGTAGTATCAGACTCTCCTGTAGCACCACCAAACATGGCATAATATTTAGGTTGACCTCTTTTAGATGACTCTGTTGAAGAAATATATTCTTGTAAATATGTAATATCTTTTTTTTCTAACCAAACATTAGCACCAGTTGTAGCTGATGTTGAATCATATACCTGTATGCCTCTAATAAAAACAGCACCTGCTGGAGCGTTAATTGTTTCTTGTCCTGTAACTAAATTACCTGATTGTTGTTTTCTATCTGCGTCTATAGGTACATCTCTAAAAATTCTATATTGTGCATTTAAAATAATATTTTCTAAAACAGCATCTGTTAAAACATTAGAGTCTGTTTCAGTATAACTTCTTATTTGTGTTTTTAATCCTGATGTACTTAGCCCTGCCATTATTCCGCTCCTGCCAGTTCCCTACATTTAGGGCAACGATGTTTATATTTATTGTGTTCATCACAATAACCTTTTACTTCTTCATATAAAGTAAGATGTGGGTCTTGCTTTTCAGGTTTAAATTTATTTTTAATCCAATTCCAAATTTTATTTATCATGCTTCTATTGTTACAGGTCCAACGGAACAACCGTAACCTCCTCCTTTTATATTACCACTTGTAGCAGTATTTGTGTCAACTGTAAAAAAGAAAAAATTACTAGTTATGTAATCACTAGATGCATCTCTAGCATCGTTTTTATATCTACCTGTTCTTATTGTATATCCAGCTGCTTTTGCAATATTAGCTCCTGTAATTCCATCAAAATCTTCTGGATTAGCATAAACAAAACTACCTGTACCTGCAGAAGTAGTTGGTGGACCTCTAAATCTATATGTTGTTGAATCTGTTAATCCATGACCAGGTGAAAAAACATTTATGATACCTGATCCTGCTTCATATGTTTCAAAACCATTGTCTGGTATTCTAACAGTTGTAGCTGGTTCAGTTCTGTCTGTTCTTACGTGTAATAATGCAACTCCATCTGGACTTTGTGGTTTTGGTTCTAATTGTGGTTGCTTTGGTTCAAATTCTGAAACATGAACAAATGCTCCATTCCACTCTCTAACCATTTCTCTATATGGAAACTCCATACCAGATCTGTC